CTCGATCGCTATTTGTCGAAATTTGCCGAAAAATTTAATTCAGGCGAACGTGGCGAAAAGCTTCTTGAGGACTTGCAGAAAAATGTCGAATTGATTAAAATAAGAACAGATGTTCGTAAATCGTTCGGAACGGACTTGAACAACGTCAAAAGTCAGTTTCTTGCGGAATACGAGCGTCGGAAATCAGGCGAATCATTCCGTGTTTGGAAGTCGAAATTCGACTTTATCAATCGGAGTGTTGGCGGATATATTAGCGGAAACGTTTATGTTGTTTACGGAAAAAGCGGTCGAGGTAAGTCGATTATTACGCTTGAAGAAGCGATTGAAGCGGCATTGCAAGGCGCGAATGTGTTGATTTGGGCGATGGAAATGGGTTGGTTTGAAGTTTGGGTTCGTATATTCGTCAGTTTGAGCGGTCGGCAAGGCATTACAACCGCCAATATTGACGGCGTGGACATGAACGCAGGTTTTGATTCTAGCGCACTGCGAAACGGCAAACTTCCTCATGAATTTGAAACTGCGTTTAAATTTTTTCTTGACGGTGTGAACGAACAAATTTCCGGCAACATAATTGTTCGTGCGGTAGATGACGAAGATTTCCAATTTAGAAATTTGCGGTCACTTGAATCGGACATTCTCGCAACAAATGCCGATGTTGTCGTACTGGATCCGTTTTACTACCTACATTATGAACGAAACACGTCCAAAACCGCAGGCGGCGACGCAGCGGCAACATCGATGAAATTGCGTCACTTAGCAGGGCGCACACAGTCTGTTATTTTCGCGATAACCCAAGCGGAAGAAACGAAAGAAAACCGTGATGACGATGGTCAGCGAGAACTTAAATTACCTTCGCGTGAGGACGTGAAGAAAACGAAGCAGTTACTTGAAGATGCGTACTTGTTAATCGGCGTCGATACCGATTACAAGCAAGGGCGCGGACTGATCGGTTTAAACAAAGGACGTGATGGCGGTGAAGGCGAAACGCAGGAAATTTTGTATATTCCGCAATATGGTATCGTGAGAGAACCGGAAACAGGCGAAACAGTCGCCGGTCAATTCGATTTTTAGGAGGGTGAAACTTATGAAATACGGAGATAAAATCGGGACGTGTGAGGTTTGTGAACGTGAAAATGCACATCTTCAATATAGCGGGTGGGTTTGCGGATGGATTTGCGAAGGGTGTTGGGAGTTTATTGGTGAATATATTTCGACAGCTAAGGATGTTGAGTATTAATGCCAACGATATTAATACGTGGAATTGACTGCGACATTGACGTTGAAGGCGAGTTGCGACAATTCGAGTGGGAACGCGCAACATGGACGGAAGAAAAGCTGATCGCTGCAAGTCCTTTTCGTTATGATCGCAAGCCCTCGTTTTTCGTTCGGCTACAACCGTATGGGCAATATCCTGCCGGCGTTTGGTCGGATAGCGGCGCATATGACGAAGGGTGGCGGAGCGGAAATTTCATTAAGTTGCTGTCGTTCCTGCGGTCGGAAACATATGAAGAAACCGAAGAATATTTGCTTATGACGTATGGCCGAAGCGCCGACGATCTAAAATTACAACTGAATTTGCGGCTGCCACGTCGTTTTGAACCGTTGCCTGAATCGTTGATTGAGCCGGCGATTAGTCCGTATTTGACAAGTCGCGGCATTAGCGAGCAGGCACAACGGTTGGCAGGCGTTGGTAGCAGTCGACACAAAGGTTTTGTAGCGATACCGTGGCGGACGGCTCGTGGCGAATTGGCAAACGTTATGTATCGTGCAGTACGTGGTAAGCTTTTCTTCTACGAAAAAGGCGGTTGGCCAATTCGCGAATTAGTGTGGGGAATCGATTTGATTTATCGAGAGCGGGCGAGATTAGCGGTACTTTGTGAAGCGCCGATCGATGCATTGACGTGGTGGAGTGCTGGCGTACCGGCGGTCGCGGTAGGTGGCGTGAACTTTTCGGACAAACAAGCGGACATCATCAAAATGTCGCCGATTGAAACGTTGGTGCTTGGCGCGGATAACGATAAAGCGGGCGCGAAACTGAATGAAGCAGTGAAGCGGAAAATGCGCGGTCATGTTCGTTTGATGAAGGTTGATTATGGCGATAAAAAAGACGCGAATGAGTGTGGCGTTGATGTACTGCGTGATAAGGCAGAATTATTCACGCCTGTATTCGACAACCTTTTCGATTGGCACGTCAAGAAATTCACAAATTCTTTCTATTGTTGAAAGACGAACACTTTCGCCTCTACGCATCTTAGCGATTGTTTTACCGTCAATAATTCCTTTGCTACGTAAAACAGACGGCTTTAAATTTTTCTCTTCTAACGTTTTGAATAGAGGTTCGTAAGAAATCATAAAAATACCTCCAAAAAATGTTGCCAAATAGGAACATTTAGTTTATTATATGATTAACTACAATTATACCTTTACACTATTTTTACGAAATAAATTTTTAAAAAGTTTCAAAAAACATGTCGCAAAATCCAAAAAATTTTTGGTTAATAAAGTGTAAGGGTTAAAAAGGAGTGATGATATTGGTAAATGAAGAAAAACTAAATATTTTGGTCGAAGAGTTTCGCGATGGAAGTGAAGAAGCCTTAAATACTTTATGCAAAATGTTTCTTCCAGTAATACAATGGCACTCGGAACAAATTTGGCACAAAATAGAAAATCAAACGGAATTTGAGTGCAGATGCCTTCTTAAGATAAAAAAAGCTTTGGCGAACTTTGATCGACACAAAGGAAGTTTTAGAAGTTTAGTAACGAACATAATCATGCGAGAAAAATACGACTTCCTCGCGAGAAGAAAACGGAAAATATCAGACGTTGTGTCACTTGATGAGCCTTTAACTGACCACGAAGGAAATCAGGCATACTTAGAAGTTGTCGACGTTTTGGCGGACGTCGAAACGAGTATTCTAAGTAATCACGGTTTAATGGAAAAGGTCGCCCTTTTGGCGAAAGGCGACCCACGGCGATTGGCGATTCTGAAAGCGTGGAGTGAAGGCGAGACAAACGATCTTCAACTGGCGAAAGAATTGGCGTGTTCTTTCCCAGAAGTGTCAGAAAGTGGACATCGCAAATTCATCCAGCGTTTCAGAATCGAATGTCAGAAACGTTTGGCGAACGCTATCTGACTGCTAAAAACGAGGGCGTTAATAAAATTGGCGTAGTACGCCCTCATCTATATTATAACGCATAATTTACTAAAATTAAACTTACCAATATGAATTTAACACACTTTATTAATGCTTGTCAACACTTTAAGGCGGTGAAGTTTGCATGACGGAAATATTATTATCGCTAGTTGCGTGTTTTATATCGTTCTTCATAGGCTATGTTTGTGGAAATGACGACAAACAGACGAGGGAGGGGAGTTAAAATGGCGAAGGTTATCGATTTACACGAAATTCGACGCAAGAAAATTATCGCACAGTATATAGCGTTCTATGGCACGGAATATGATTATGAGCGCAAAAAGGCGGTGAAAACGCCGTGAAAATGGCTGACGCATTTAAAAAAGCCGGCGAATACGTTTTGACACAACACGCAAAAGAGCGAATACGTCAACGCGTTGGTATTACGTCTGAGGAAACTGCCGTTGCGTGGGTACGTGAAATGGTTGAAAAAGCTGCGGAAAAGCGACAGGAAGGCGATAAAACTCGTTATATTACGGATTCTTTCGAACTCATTTTAAGCGGAATTAAAGTTATTACGGTCATTCCAGCGGAACATGCAAACGATTATCTAGCAAAGTTTAGCGACGTTGTTGCAAAAGAAGCGTCGAAATTACTTAAATACTATAAACGCGAACTTAGAAAAACTGAAATTGCGATAGCGGAGGCGCAATTAAACTACCTCAAAGCGCGCAATCCAAACGTAAAAGAGCGCATTAAAAAGAAGTTGGTTGAAGCTATCGATTATAAGGCGATGGTAGATGACGAAATCAAAAAGATTGAGTTAGCGGCAGAAAGATTTGGAGTTGAGGCGGCGAAATAGTCGCCAAAAACGATTAGGGCGTCTCGGCGTCCTTAATCCGAGAAAGTGGCGGTTAAATGAATCGCAATACGCTCGGCGGAGCCTTTAAGGCGAAAAGGTAGCGGTCGGCGATTGTCGGCCCTGAAACGCCGCCCACAAATTCCGGGCGGACACGGCCGCGCGGTTGCAACGTATATAGGCGCGGTAAGTGCGAGGAATAATTCGTCATCAGTCACAGTTTCGTACCTCGTTGCAACGTATATAGGCGCGGTAAGTGCGAGGGTTGTATTACGAGGAGGAGCGACGGAAGGTTAAGGCTGCAACGTATATAGGCGCGGTAAGTGCGAGATTGTCGACGAACCAACACCGGTTGCCCGTGCGTGTTGCAACGTTTGTAGGCGCGGTAAGTGCGAGATAAAACTGATCGATTGCTTGCGCTTTTAGATTTTCGTTGCAACGTATATACACGCAGTGCGAATCCCAAGCAAACATTTTGGAGGAATGGGGATGACGAAGATCACTCAAACGATGAAGTATGAGATCGCTTTTGAAAAGGATTTATATAGATTATTAGACGATATTTCTTACGCCATGTGGTGTGTTAAAAATAAAACGATAACAGATAGAGATAGATGGCAGGATGCGTCTTTTGATTATCACGCATTGACAGGTAAGTTCCCTAAAGAAAAGGAAGTGCTAGGTAAAAATTTGCAAGGGGCACTACGAGATAAGGCACAGAAAGAGTTTCAGTTCATAAATTCAAGGATAGTAGAAAGTAACGTTAGGGACGCATTAAATATATATAAAAAAGAAATGGCAAAGTTTTTGAAAGGAGAATCGGTTAGACCTAAATTCGAACGGGACGGTTCGTTTGAGATAAGCGGACAAAACATTAAAAACTTGGTGCGAATAACTCCGAAAAAGTATCAAGTAAAACTTTCGCTATTATCTCTTGAAGGCGCAAAAGAGCGCGGAACAACTACGCAGCAACAGATTACGTTAAAAACCGGAAATGGTGCGAATAAAATACTCGACCGCATAATTGACGGGACTTACAAGCTATGTGATAGCAATATTTCGAAACAAAAGTCGAAGTATTTTTTAAACCTCGTATATCAATTCGAGGCAGACAAGTTGCCGCGCTTATCTAAAGATAACGTAATGGGTATCGACTTAGGCGTTGTAAACGCGGCGGTCTTGGCGTTCAATAACGAAGAAACGCGGTACTTTATCGAAGGGAACGAGATTCGCTCGTTTCGTGCGAGAATAGAGGCGCGACGCAACGCTTTACTGCGACAAGGAAAATATTGCGGAGATGGTCGTGTCGGACACGGTAGACTGACGCGGATCAAGCCTATCGAGAAACTTCGCGATAAAGTCGCAAATTTCAAGAACACAACGAATCATAAATACGCTCGATTTATCGTTGACAAGGCGTTAAAACATGGGTGTGGCGTTATACAAATGGAGGATTTATCGGGAGTTAGCAGTCGCGATCGGTTTTTAAAAACGTGGACTTATGACGATTTGCAACGAAAAATCGAGTATAAAGCGAAAGCAGTCGGTATTGAAGTTAGAAAAGTTAACCCGCAATTTACTTCACAACGTTGCTCGTGTTGTGGTCATATCGCGGAAGGCAACCGACCAACACAATCGGAATTCAAATGCGTTGTTTGCGGTTATAAAACAAATGCGGACTATAACGCGGCGAGGAATATCGCAGACCCACTAATAGAGGAAAAGATTGAAGCTGAATTCAAGCGGAAAGAACTTCTAAAGCGTGAGTTGGCGTAATGGGCGCCAACGTCCGCCGGAGGGCGTGAAGGCAGTCGTTAAGTAAGTTTGTCGCGGCGGAACGCTAAAGCTATCCGTCGTTTCGGCTGCTAGTTCGCGCTTTGCGACGGGCGTGGGACGCTGCGCCCCAAAAACCCGCACGACGAGTTGTGGTTGAGATCGTGCAATGATAAAAACGCTGTCGGTACGCCACAACGTACCGCACGCCGGTTCAAGCGAAGGGTTTGGAGAACCTGACTTTCGATCTAGCGCAGGGAGTAAGTCCACGGCGAACTGCTAGCGGTGTCGCGTGTGGCAACCTGCGTCGGCTACATCGTCCAATCACCGAATATCTTGCACACGCACCGATTAGCGAGTGTTGGATATGAGGTTACTGCGCAGGGTTGGGCGGTGTATCAGGCGCGGGAATGATGACAGGAAGGCTCGGGGAGTTAGCCCGGGCGCCGTTCGTAAAATGTTCCGTTCTCGAAGCGTAAGCAGGCAAGGCGGTCGAGCGGAAATTACTGTTGTCGCCTGCGTCGAACATTTCAATAAAATTAACGGAAGGAGAGCGATCGAATGAGTTACATTTCTAAACGTGGTGTTGACGCTGCCAAGTCGGCAACAGCCGAGCAACAACAAGACGCGAGCAAAGCATTGGTAACGTTGAAGAGCGGTACGACACTGAAAGTACGCGTATTGTCGAAAGACGATAGCGCGGAGTATTTCGCAGCTAGCGTATACAAAGTGTTTAACACTACGCCAGTTGCGCCTGACAATCTTTATCAAAAAGCGGCGAACATCTTATTTGAGCAGGCAAAAAAGGCGAAATCGGATGCCGAAGCCGAAGAACTAAAAACGCAAGCGCGCCAGTTAAAACCGAAACCACGTTACCTGTTCGGGTTTATCAATCTCGAAAATGGCGAGCCAATTGTCGTTGATTTGTCGAAAGCGCAAGCGCAAGTGATTTACCAAGCGCTTGAAAAGTACGAAAAGAAAATCGGAAAAGTCGCTTTTGAATTATCGAAAAGCGGTACAGGAACATCTACAGTCGTTAGTTTCTCGCCTGTGCTAGATATGGACGAAGATCTGACAGATACGGAGCGTGAAAACTTCGCGAAAGCAGGCGGCAAAGAGTTTCCGGCGGAATTATTCGAAAAAGTGTTATATATGAAGACCGAAGCAGAGCAGATCGAAGACCTGAAAGCGTTCGGGTTTGACGTTAGCCGATTAGGTGTTGACGGCGCGGAAAGCGGCGGCGACGATAATTTACCGTTTTAAAGGAGGCGAACTAATTGGCGCATATTACCGAAGTAGTGGGTAAATACTCGCAAGTGATCGCCAAAGCCGCGCTCATGGCAAACGGCTGGGAAGTCGCAGAAACGGAAACAGACGAAACTTACGACTTCGTTGCTCGCGACCCGATCAATCGCGAGTGGTACACGTTTCAATGCAAAACGATTCGGAAGCGATCTGATCGCAATAATGAGTTGGTTGTGTACGCTAAGAACGGGCGCGGCATACCATACGCCAAGCCCGACGCTGATTACATTATTGGCGTGTTGGGCGAAGATGGCGAAATCCCTCGCGTATGGTACTTTGAAAATGTTGGATGTGGCGAGTATTGGGCGAATGAAACAAGCGCAAGTAAGCGTTGGATTGAGTTGCCTTTATGGTTGAATAGAGGTATTTACGAAAGCGACAGCTAGGTGGTTTAGCTTGATCGAAAATAAAACGGAAGGTGGTCGATAATATGGCGAAATTAGAAAACGTGAAAGTTCTCGAAATGAGTTACGGTGAGATTACTCACGTTCAATATAACGGTAAGATTTACGAGAGGGTTAACACGAAAGCGAATGCTGGCGATTTGGTT